CTTCGAATGTAGTAGGTAGGATATTTAATAACTCACCATCTTCATCGTAAGTTTTACGAGCGTAAGAACCTTCTAACTCTTCAGGAATTAATCCTTTGTAAGTTTGCTCTTCTAAGCATATAAATATGTTACCTATCATCTGAACTGTTTTTGGTTGATTTAACTAAGATGCTTAAAAAAGCTCTAATACTTTCAGCTGTTATATGTTTTTCTTTACTTTCAAACATTTCTTCCAACATATCTAACAGTTCAGCCCTACCTCGAACCTCATTTCTTGCAGGTTTAAACTTAGGTAAACTCATTTGCTTTACCAAGGTTCTGTATCTATCCCTTATAGATATTGACTTATAATCTTGCTTTGCCATGTTTATCTTTTAAAATCCAAATTCACTTGAGAACTCTGTACTAAATGCTGAACCTACTTTATGAGCGTTTAAGCTTGTTTTGTAGTTAGTAGAAACTTCTTTAGATGTTAATGCTCTATCATAAAGCAATACCTCATCTATAATGCCTTTAAAATTAGCACTTCCTCCTTTACCTACTAACAATGGGTCTACTGAACCAATCATAGCATCATAGCTATCATTAGATAAAACTTCTAATGAATTATCTATATACATTTCACCCGAATAAACACCGTTAACAGCTCTATAAGTAGCTACTATATTTACCCACGTATCAGCTGACCAACTATTCTTAGTGGATTGTATATTACCTCCTGTTGTTCCAATATTTATAACGCCACTATTGGTAAACGAAACAGCATAAGAGTCACCCGTTGAGGCTTTACTAATAACGCCTGTATACGTACTCATACTAGAGTCATATGTTACATAAGGTTTTAACCATAAAGAGATAGTAAACTGAGAAATCATGTCTATAGAATCGTCATCAGCCACTTCAGCATAACCCGAACCATCTAAATTAAACCCTCTCTCTCTTAATCGAAGCGAGTTACCTAGTATGTCGTAGCCTTTGTTATTTGGTGCTTGTATAAGCGTTACCTCGTTAGCTACTGGAGTACTCTTCGCCCAATCCATTAAACCTAATTGTGGAATAGTCGGTTGTTGGTCATCGTATGTAGCACCTGAAATAGTTCCATTATTACCACCACCTGAGCTATCGTAAGCTATTGAACCACTACCCTCAGATAAAGCCCAGTACCCTACCAAATTAGATAGAGCAATAGAACTATCCGTATCTATTATTAAGTGATTTGGATTATTGTAGTCTAATAACGCATCTGCTAAAGTAAATTCTGCATCGTATATTTGTACATCTGATAAATCTAAAGAACCATAATCAGAACCAATACGAGCAAACTCTAAATCATTTACAAGTATATTAGTATCAGTCGTAACTACTACACGTTGTGGAGTTGTGCCTATCGTAGTAGTCGCAACACCATCTACATAAACATTAGAATTTGACCACGCGCCACCTAAAGTTATTACCCCACTAGATGCTGTTATATTGTGAGTAGATGTAAGATTAAAAATCTGCTCTGTAGTAGTATCTAAATTAACCCAAAAGCAAATAGATTTTAGATTTATATTAGGATTACCAAAGTCAGAAACCGCATCATTCCCATTAAAGCTTAAAGCCTTACCTGTAAACAACTCAGCATCGTTCGAGTTGGACGATTTGTCTTTAACGAATTGAGTTACTTCTTTTACAGAGATGTTGTCGATATTGAATGTAGCGTTACTTTTTCTTCTTATAAATAAAGTATTATTTGTTGCTATATATCTATAAACATACGAGCCGTTATTAGTTATAGTTAGAAAGTCTGAGTAGTTAGAATTAGTAACATAACACGAACCTGTTCCTATACTGAAATTAGATACATCTAAAGTTATCTCATATAAATTACCACTAATCATATTAGTAGATTGGTAAATCTCTTCATTGTTACCTAAACCTGAAACTACAGCTTCTTTATCAACAACAGACCAATTAGAGCCAAAACCCCAATCAGCCTCACCATCACTAAAATCACCATTAACCACCAACTCCTTCCCTATGACATCAGACTTATAAAAGCCTAACCACATTTGGAGGTTCTTTGTTACGATGACTAGCCTTTTAGCTAATGCACCAATTGAATTTTGTATGATATTAATCATACCTTAAAATATAGCTACTATGTCCAATGCAGTTGTAAGTGTTGCTTTTACTCTTGTCACCTGAATAGGTAAGAAAGAACCATCTGCAATATTTTTAAGAAGTAATGTAGATCCACCTAAAGTGATTACATCAATATCTCCACCAGTACCCACAAACAATGTAGCAGGAGTATTAGCGTTTGAACCTGTTATATCTGTTGAATCACTTGGAGTAACTATCGCTCCTGTTGTTCCTTGTCTTACTATTAAGTTTGTAGGCATCTTCTTTGTTTAAGTGTGTATATATATAAATAGTAATTTACTCGTTTTGTTTTGTTTGCATAAAAAAAGCCCTACCGTTAAGTAGAGCTTTAGTATTGAATTATAATTTCTTTTTAAGAAGTAACTATTGAGGGAGGGTTTATGGTCATTCCTCCGAAAATTGTGTCTACTACAGCTGCACTTGGCACTACTGATAAAGCAGCTCGTTGCTCTCTACCTACCAAAGCTAAGTTATAACCGCTCATATCCCCGAACGCTTTACCTCTTCCAATGTTACCACCTGTTACAGTCATACCATTGTAAGCACCTGCAAGGTATAAATCACCGAAACCTGTAGCTTCATTGATATTGTTATCTTCTACGAATACTTGAAATCTACCCTGAGCTAATACTTTAAGGTTCTTCAATGCATCTTTTGATAAATTAGGCAAAGCTAAATTCAAAGTTTGCTCATAAAACACCGTTCCATTTTCTTCTGATACAGTAATCGCTTCATCAAAGTCTGAAGATTGTGGATTAAGTTCGTACTTATATGCTGAACTTGCAGCACCTAAATCATCTAACTCACCATCATCATCAATATCGTAAGCTCCCATAACATTGTTGTTCACAAAGTAAATGTTTCTTATTCCTCCGATGCTCTCACGACATTCTAAAGCTCTACCGTTTGCTACTAAACAAGCCATATATCTTTTATGTTTAAATAAGAGGGAGCGATTAAACCCCCTCTATTAATTAATATTATGCGTATAAAACTACGTCCGAACCAGTTGCAAAGCCTACACCTGCATTCCACTTCATAACAAGTCTTACGTTATCTGAACCATCGTTCTCAGTCATATCTAATACACGAACCTCAGCCATATCTGAAGCTAAGTCAGTTGCAAAGAATAAGTTAGTCTTACGAGCTGCTATCATTTTGTTAGCTGACATACCAGGAGCAAGAATTAACTTAGTACCTTCGAAGTTAGCTTCTGAAACTCCAACGTGAAATTGGTCTTGGTAACCTAAAGCAGCTTGAGCTGAAATATAGAATTTCATTGCAGCCGTTCCGATGTAGATACCTAAATCTTCTTGACCATAATTAGCATCTAAGATTGCATCTCTTACTTTCCCTAACTCAACTACAATGTTTGCTGCTGATAAAGTAGCACCTGCTACATCTACAACTGTTGCATCTGCTGCTGCTAGTGCTTCGAATCCATCAAACTCACCTGTTGTAGCTGCTGCACCTTGCCAAATTGATTTCTCAACTTCCTGACCTACTAACGCTCCTGCGTGTCCGATGATATATTCTTGGAAGTTTGCTGGTAGAGTACCATCTAAACCCGCTCTCATTTGAGAACCTGCGTATGTACTTAACCAATCTTTCTTACACATTTGCTTATTCAACCCGAAGTTGTCAGGAGTAAGAGCTTTCTCTACGTAAGTAATATCACCTGCATCAGTAAAGTCACAAGTTGCATCTACTACAGATGAAGCTGATAAGTCAAAAGACTTAAGATTTACTTTGTAAGTTACATTAGGAAGTACTGTAATGTTTCCCTTTGCTAATGTTTCACCACTTAATAGTGATGCTGAAATAAACCCTGCAGCCTCTTCGCCTGCGTATAGTTTAGTTAATGAATCTGCCATAATGTTTTATTTATTTTTGTTAATTAAATATTGTACACGACCTTGAGCCGTAAGTTTATTGAATTCTAATGGTGATAGAGTTGTTGAGCTACTAAAGTTTCCTTCAGGGCTTGGTTTAACCTCTTCACCTACTTGCTCGAACTCCTCTACTTTCGTAGCGTTCTCTTTTGCTTCTACTTTTAGAGCTGCAAATTCTTCTTTAATAGAAGCAAACTCTTGTACTAAGTTTTCTAGCAATCCGATAGTTTCCATAAGTGCAGTTTTAGAATTATCTTCTACAGACATTTCTTCCTCTACTACTTCTTCAACTTTCTCTTCCTTCTCTTCTTCTACTGCTTTGATTTCGGCAATGATACCTTCTTCAATAACAACTAAAAGCGATCCGTCAGCTAGAGCATACTCACCGACTGGTAAAGGTTGCTTCTCTTCTTCGACCATAATGAATACAGAAGCACCTACTTCCAAAGCATCAGCACTAACAATAGTACCATCTTCTAAAGCGATGTCCTCAAACTTCATTTGCTCCTTAGCCTCTTCTAATTCTACAGGAGTTGCCTCTTGCATTCCTAGTAAGACTTTAATTTTACTCAAT